GATGAAGTCGAATTCCAATTCCATGTCTTGTTCTCCTTGTTTGGTGTCGGGGCTTGTTCCCCGACAAAGAACAAGATAGTGGTGTTATTTCGGTTTGTCTACTGGTTTCGCGGATTCTTTGTTAGCGTTGTCGGGGTCGTTTCTAACCAAAGCTGCCCGGATTACTGTTAGCCCTGGGTGTTATGCCCTGGGTGTTAGAACCGCCCGGATAAAGTTAGGTTTTCCGGTTAGTTCCATAAAGTTATAACCGTTGTTAGAATGGGCACTCAATGTTAGGCGGCTGGTTAGGTTAGAATTGCGGGTGTAACATCATGTTGGTATTCGCATGATGTTACACCCGCCTTCCTAACCTAACCTTGGGCCTAACAGAAAAAAGCCCGCCCCGTGTTAGGAGGCGGGCTTCTAACTGTGTTATCTGTAGCGCATGTTATTTGCTTCTTCTTTTTCTCCGCAACTAACGCAGCAGGCTCGGGAGCAATCAACCGAGGTCATCCAGTATGTTATCCCGAGGGGCAACTGGCCTGAGGTGTCGATGTCGGGGTCGATAACCGGCTTGGACATCACCTGCCACTTCTGGTCGTAGTAGTTATAAACAACCGTGCCCTCTTCGTTGAGGACGCTGTGCCCGCAAGCGAGTGTTAGCGTTAGCGGTTTGATGATCTCTGGCATTGTGGCCATCAGAGCGGTGAGTTCGGTTCGTGTTAGCATTGGGTTTCCTTCCGTTGTGGTTTCTAACAGGGTTGTGGGGATCAGTCCCCGATTTGCTCAGAAATAACATTGAGCCGGTGGATGTGTTCGATAATAACAGGGTCGGTCGGTTCTGGAATGTCCCACTCGATTCCCTTGAGAGCGGTGACCGTCCAAGCAACTAACGCCATCCGGTGAGCCTCGGCGGAGTGTTCCCACTCATGGATATCTTCTAACCCCATCTCGTCGGCTTGAGTGACGATGCTCTCAAGTTCGTTATAAAGCTCGTTGGAGGTTCTAACAGTTTCCTCGTCCCAGAACTTCGCAATGTGGGCCGAAACAACCCGCATGGACTCGATCATCGCCTTGGATGTTATTGGGTGGATTGGCATGACATCTCCTCTTGTGTCGTGGTTGGAACCCCATTATAGGCACGTTATTTTGCGGGATATGGCTTTGGAATTGGAATACTTTGTTAGCCTCATAAAGTTAGGTAAAGCTGTTATTTCGGGTACGCACTCAATGTTAGGACTGAGGTTAGGTTAGAATTGCGGGCGTAACACACAGAATACCATTTGTGTTACGCCCGCCTAACCTAACACGATCCTAACCTAACTGGACCCTAACCTAACAGCCAGGATAACGAAGAAGGCCCGCCCCCCATGTTAGAGGGGCGGGCCGAGCGGAGGCTGTTAGCCATTGTAGGGGACGTACCGGTCGCCCTTGCGGACGACGATGGTGAGTCCCGTGATGCCGTGCAGGTCGCGCACGTTACGGATGTAGGTCTCGCAGGACTCTAACGAGCCTTGATGCTGGACATACGATCCGTTGTGAACGTAGAACATACGAACACCCATCTTAACACCTCCCTTCGGGTTGAGTCGGTTGCTTGCCATGCCACGATTATACGTATGTTATTAAAGCAAGTCCATCATAAAGTTTGTTTTTCATGTTATTCTCATAAAGGTTCTATGTGCTGTTATTTTCGCACTAAATGTTAGCCTGGATGTTATGTTAGTTTTGTTATGGTGGTGCCCCCGTCCTTTCGGACGGGGGCTATCACCTAACGCTCAGAGGTAGTGGGCCATGTTGTCGTGAGCGACGAACACGAACTCTGACGAGTCCGTGTTAGTGCGTGCCCAACTCAAACGACCGGCGATGCCGAAACGCTTCGCCGGAGTCGTCCTAACCGGACGACCGGCGTGAGCGTCACGGACCGGCTTACGGAACGTGTTACCGAGGCTCGTCGGAAGTGCCTCGACGTTATCTGATGAGATGATCGAGCGAACGTCGAGGATGAGATGACGAACTCCCAACTCGGCATAGTTCAGAACGAACTCGTCGGAGAGGGTACCGGCACCGTTAGCGGTACGGACCTCGACTCGGTTATCCGGCTTCGCATCCTCGAGCCTGACGAGTGCGACGAGTGCGGCCCATCCGATAATGGCATCGTCGGCTTTGATGCCGGTGACGATGTTGAGATCGGCTTTGGTGATCCTAACCCCCTTGCCGGTGATCTTTGCGTTTGCGTTTGCGATGGTGACCATTGTTATTCCCTTTCAGTAAGTACCGGCGAGTTCCGGTAACCCGAAGTGTATCAGAACGTTACGCCTACAAGTAACCCATAAAGACGAGTCCGAATGTTAGTCAAATAAAGTTCGTTACCGTGTTAGTTCCATAAAGGCAACGTGCCGGTTAGGTTGCATACTCAACTTGTTTCTAACTTGACTGTTAGAATTGCGGGTGTGTGATCGCGTAGCGATCCAATTATACACACCCGCCTAACCTAACCCAACCACGCCTAACCTAACAGCCATCCTAACAGCCAGGGCTAACTAACAAGACCCGCCCCCCTGTTAGGAGGGCGGGCCTGTTAGGGGAGACCCTGTGTTAGTCGCCTTCGAGAATAACCTCGTAGATTTCCTCCGAGGTTAGAACCTTGTCGCCCCAAGCGTTATCCGCCCGATCATAGGCTTCTAACATGCCCTTCTCAAAGGCGATGCCGAACCTAACACCCTTGTCCTTCTGCCATGCCCCATAACACTGGAGCGTGCCGACGACCAGTCCGCAGCAGAACGATGCTAACAGCGCTACCCAAATCATGTTATTCTCCCTGTTATGTGGGGGTACTTCCCCCACCAACGACTACTGTACTCCTGTTAGTTCGGAAACACAAACTAACGTTGGGTTTCTTTGTTAGGTTAATAAAGGTTTGTTTCTCGGTTATTTCCGGCGTCCAGACCCAGCCTGTTATTTGCGTACTCAATGTTAGGTGGGGCGTTATGTTAGTTCGGTTACGGGGCTAACCCCCTGGGCCTAACACCCAGGGGGTTAGTGTCGGCTGGGACAAGGGAGGAGAACCCAGCCGACGAACCTGTTAGAACCCCGCCTCGGTCAGTCCCTGCTCCATAACCTCAGGGAACGTGGTTAGGAAGAAGTGGGCCAGCATTGCGGCTGAGTCGCCGTTAGCCGGAAGGCGACCACCCTGCTGGAAGTTAGAACCGATCTCGGCTCGGAACTCGGGGTCGGTGTAGAGGGTCATCATAACCCCGTTATTGTTGACGACCCAGTAGCCGCCGTTAGTGTGGTACACATCACCCTCGCTGGTTGCTCGGATGATTTCCTTGATGATGTTATACGGGGTGTCAACCCGGTTAGCAGTCTTGATGGTGGGGCGGGACTCGTTCATGTTATTCTCCTCCTTGTCGAATCAGTTGTTCATCGACAAGACACAATGTAGTTGTGTTAGTTCAGAAACACAAGTGTGTTACGAAATTCTTTGTTAGGGCCATAAAGCTAACCCTGGATGTTATTTGTGCTCAACTTCGGCCTGGGTGTTAGGTTAGTTGCGAGGGCGTTTTTAATAAAGGTTCGAGTTAGTGTTAGGTTTCCATAAAGGTCGGGGCCGATGTTAGAATATGCTAAATCTGTACTAAATGTTAGGTTAGTTTCGCCCCTACTGGGGGCGCAGTTCGGAGCTGCCGGGGCAGCTCCGACCGGGGCGACCGGGGCGACCGGTAACGGCGAACGGGCCGGTCGGGTCGCCCCGACCGGCCCGACCCGTTCGGGCTACCGGTTCGCAATGAAAGCGAATCGGGTGCCATCGACACGGCACCACGACACGGCACAAGATGCGCCGATTCGGTCGCCCAACCGTGGAGCCTTACCGTTGCGAGTGTGGAGCCGGAACAGGTTCGACAACGTGGTCGGGATGTCGGTCGTGTGTTGGTCGGTCCAGTCGGTCACGTTCACCATGTCCCGAACGTCGATCACGACGTGTGGCGTGCGAGGGTCGGTGGCGAGGATGTCCGCAACGTGTGCGCTGTTGATGGCGAGGGTGTCGCCCCAAACCGCCATGCGGTCCGCAACGTGCGAGGCGACCCCGACACGGACCAGAGCGGCGATGGCGCACCACGCCGCCTCGCTTGCGGTGTCGGGTGCGGGCGCACCCTTGACACGGGCGACGGTCGCACGGTCGGCGGTCGTGATGCGGACCCCCGTGCTGTCGATGGTGGCGTTCATGTCCTTGAGGTTCATTCGGTTCTCCCTTGTTCGTGGTGGTCGGTGTTGACCACGCCATGAACACTACCGACCGACGTTAGCGATGTCAAGGATTGGGCGGGATTCTTTGATCGACCGCCCATTGACCCTAGGTGACATAAGGGATTCCGCCAGCTCCCGGCTAGCATTGCCTGCTTTTAATATATGTTAAAATTTTTTGTGGGGTTGGGGGTGGGGTTCCTTAGGACAATTAAATGAGGCGGGGTTAGGAATTAGGTTAAAGGTAAGTTTGTGGTATGTCTGTATGGAAGGTAGAGAGGATATGCCGGGTCTCTTTTTCATTCAGCAAGTTGATTTGTATGTTGTTGTTCATCAGGTATTGTTGTATTTGTGGTTGCATACTGTAGGTGGGGTCGTTGTATCCTATGATGCGGGTTATTCCTGATGCTGCGGCGAGTTTGGCGCAACTGTAGCATGGTGAGCCGTTGAGGATGAGGGTGGCTCCTTGTCGTGTTTGTGGGTTTGCCCATAGTAGTGCGTTTGCTTCTGCGTGGATGGCGATGCAGTTGTCGTATTGTGTTCCGGGCTGGGTGGTTCCGTTTGCTCTTGGGCAATAGCCTTGTGAGCAGTGGCCTTGTCCTGGTGCTGAGCCGTTGTATCCTTGTGAGATGAGGCGTTTGTTTTGGCCTATGATGTAGGCCATGTATTGTCGGCGTGTGCATGTGGAGAAGATGGGGGCGGTTTGCCATGCGGTGGCGTACCATTGTGCTTCGTGGCGTTGTAATCCGGCCCATGTGTAGGTGTGAGCACCGTATGTGTGAGTCATAAGACAAACCTTTGGTTAGTCATTTTTTTCGGGGTCTGCCAATCTGGAGGTAATAATGTCAAAGTATTCTTCGGTTAGTTCGAATCCGGTGACGTTCTGTTTCTCTAATTTAGCGGCGAGGGCGGTTGTGCCGGAACCGAGGAAAGGATCGAACACACGGCCTTGTGGGGGTGTTACAAGACGAATCAGGTACCGCATCAGTTCCACCGGTTTGACGGTCGGGTGGGTGTTTTTGATACCGCCAGCGTTTTTCTCTGACTTGGAGGCTTTTACCCCATATTTAAAACATGGTGTATCTAAAAGTGTATCCCAAAATGTTGTGTAAAAGAAATCTTCTGCTCCAGCATATTGCTGCTTTAAGATAGGAACAGGGCATGTGTCTTCACACTGCTCTTGTGTGCAGTTAACGTCATGGCTGAATAGAATGTTTGCAGGGAACCGGCCTGTGACCACTTTGTCCTCAGGACCGATGCCTTCTACCCGTTCTCTATCTGCAAACCCACCAAAGTTGTTGTATACCTGTATCTTAATCTCATCATCACCGACACGGGTATCATCAATGTTAATAGCTCCAACCCCCCACTTTTCTACGTTCTTATACACAGGAACGCTAATAGGTTTGCGGGCCATCACAATAGGTTCATGAGCAGGCTTGAGGGTTGTACCCCAACCTTTCCATTTCTCATGCATTTCGGTGCCTTCATCAAAGCGGGTACCTAAACTAATTGATTTAGGGAAACCACTGCCGTATATCCAATGAAGGCTGTCTCTAATCTCAAAGCCAGCGTCTTCAATTGCTACAGCAATGCGATGATATGTTCTGGATGCACTAAACGATAGAAGGTGTCCACCAGGCTTAAGAACACGAAGACATTCAGACCAGAAGTCTACGTTGTAAGCAATACCGCTATTGTCCCACTTTTGATTAATAAAATTAATCTCATACGGTGGATCTGTGACAATAGAATCAAACGTATTGTCATCAACGTCTTTGATAAGTTCTAAAGAGTCACCAAAGCGAATATCAACTGGTTCCATTACTCTCCGCTAAAGGATACATAAATGCACGATTGCCATTCACATCTATCTTCAACCACATCAAAGCAATAGTGGCATAACCCACAACATCGTGCAGAGTATCAATAATTGTTTCACCGGCTACCGCATTAACTTGAACAGCAGTATTAAAGTTTCCACTTGAGCGATCCATGATGTTTTCCAAGCGGGCAATCTTATCATGAATTCTAATAAGCAATCCTGCGGTACCAAACTTTGCTATGTTTTCAGAGCCATAATCTCGCTGCTTTGAGATAAACAACTCGACTAATAGTTCTGGGTCTGGTCTGTTCCCAGTCTTAGACAAAATAATAAGTGCGTGGCGAGCAAGGAAAGCCCACATTTGCCTAGCCGCATACTCTACAACAGGGGAAGTGGTGTCCTTCAAACCACCAGTCATATTAATCATGTCATCAAGTTTATGGCGCATCATCTTGACCATGACATTAATATCTGTAAGACCATCGCTGAAAGCGAGGTCATAGATCTCTTTTACTGTTGAATCAGCGGCCCGTTCCCAAGAACCCACCGGATAAAACGTATTATCAACCTTCACGCTGCAAAAACCTTTCTAGGATATAATTAATGTGCATTTCAATTGCCTCCTTGATTACATGACGATTAACGTCACCTTCAAGAACAGCAAGGGTAACACCTTCTTCGTCTACAATCTGAGTGTTGCCGAATACATGGGTATTGGTAATCTCCTCTAAAGAGGAGACAAGCTTTTTTAATCTATCAATATCAGCATCTGCTTCAAGCAGTTGCTCTTGTAGCCGCTCAACCTGAGCAGCAAGATCGTTACTTTCAACCACCGCTTCGTGCCTTTCTTCTCTCATTCTCAGCATCTACGATCTCGTAGACACCACGCTTTACTTTCTTAAAGTAACCAATATTGCTATTAATAAAGTTGTACATTGTCGGCATACTAATCTCGCACGCTTCAGCAATCTCGGCTGGGGTAAGAGTTTCGCCTATGTTCTGTTTAATAAAGTAAATAACTTCTTCTTTTTTATTGCTACGCTTCTTGACTGGCTTAGCCATAGACTTATCAAAGCCGAACTCATTCCACCAGTATTGAGCATCTTCTTTAGTAATAGAATAAAAGTTGCAAATCTCTAAGAGAGATTTCTCATTAAAGTAACCCGTGACTACACACAGCCCTGCACGACCAAGTTCAGGTCGATGAGGGAAGCGACTTTGGTTTACAATTTTTACAAGTCTTTCCTTTTCCTGTAAACTGATCATAATCAAACTTCCCCTTTGAAACTACTCTTCTTTTAATGATACAATTCTTGAGAACCGCAGTGCCACCGGAATAGGTGTCGTTTCCAAAGTCGTAATTGCTAGCGATAAAAAGGTATTCGTCGTCTTCGCTGACAAGGTAGCCGACTGCGGAAAGGATTCTCAGTTCATGCTTTTCGTCCTTATCATACCACTCGTCGCCCATGCTGTAGTGGTCTTTCCAGAAAACTTCAACGACCGGATAAAATTTTTTCTCCATTTCCCCTCACATATGGGTAGACCCCCCGCACCGTAAATAATCTTTCGAAATACTTACAGCCAGAGGGTCTACCACGAACTTATTATATCACTCTTGGTCTAGGTGCCAAGTAATGTGATCATCCAATTTATTGTCGATATGCTTTACATCTTCTCTTAGTTCTTGAAGTTTATCTCTCACAATATTGTGATCTTCTCGATTTTCTTTTCTAAGAGTATTTAATATTGCCACCATAATGGTGCCTACCGTTGTTATTAACGCAACGACGACACCTCCGAGGACGGCATCCATCACTCACCGGCAATAAGCTGAACAATCTCTTCAATTGACTTATCGAAGTCGCCGTACTCAGCGGCATGGTCCTCAAGAATGGACACCAAATCAGCCTTCTTTACAGGATCAAGAGGCACAGTCGTAGCAGCAGGTGCTGCTGGGTCTGGCCCATCCGTTGAAGAACCACGAACACCACCAGCGCTAGGTGCTGGCTTTTGCTCTGGCTCAAGTGGAACTCGAACCATAGCCTTCTCCAACTCTTCAGCACGCTGCTCATGCCAAATGGCAGCTTCCTGATGTTGTTTGGCCATCTCCTCGTTCCATGACTTCATTTCCATGTGGTGAGCTTTCATAGTCTCCACATTGTCATAGGGTAGATTAATGATCATTGTTATCTCCTTATCACTTCTTACTGCTTCGGGGATGTCCCTTTGGCAAAAGATCGTTATCTGTTGTGTAATTTGGGTTTGAAGGTCTGCCATTACGCAACAGATAAAGGTAAGCGTTTACCCTTGCCATTGCCCATTGACCTCTCGTCATACCCGGACGATGCGAGGTGGAAAAAGCCCCAGCCCCACGCCTATATACAGCTTTCAATGCTGACATTGTAGCACGTTTTGAAGCGGCATCGCCATGCTTCTTGTTATGTGCTTCCATCTTGGTCTTTAAAGACCCTGTGACTGCCTCTGAGAAAGAGACAGAAGAGCCAGACTCAGCCGAACCCCTACGGTTGCGCCTTGACCCGCTTCTTCTCTCAGAGGGCTTTGCCGGAGTTTTACGGGGATCATTTTTCCCTGGGCGACCGTAAGTCACTTTACTTACATCGTCGTCCATGTCGTCATCGTCCATGTCATCATCCATGTCGTCCTCATCCCCATCAGGGTTGACCACACCCTTAGGAATGACAGCTAGACGGCATTTACCCTCCGGCTCAATTTGCTGCTGAAGAATACGGCAGTTCTTTTCATCAATATGAAGTACGCAGTTTGCGCACTTTACACCAATCTCTGCATCTTCGTTTTCCTCACCAGACTCAAACCCGACCCAAACGCCTTCATCATCAGCGTTAAACTTACCGTACTTCTCGGTAATTGCAATAAGAGCATTTGCAAACATGCGCTCTTCTGGGTCTAGTTGATCTAAATAATCTTTGCCATGACCTTCCTCTTCTTGATCATCGGGCGGCATATGCATATCTTTTACAACATCTAATAGATATTCATAGTTATCTGATGTTTCTGGTAAGAAGTCTGCATAAGTAAACACTTCTTCTGCAAGAAGAACATCTACTAAAAAGTCATACTCTGTTTCATCAAAGTCAGCAGACTTACCAGTAAAGCCTGAAGCATAAGCTGCTCGCTCTTGAGCTCGAGCTTTGTCTCTTGCAGCACGCATACTGGCTTCATTTCCTTCCGTGTAGGTATAGCATTTACCGGAACCACCAAAGCGGAAACCCGGCTTACCACCCTCAGAGCATCTTTCAACTGGCATAGTATCTATAATTTTATCAGATTATTGGTAAATAGTATAGAGGTCGTCGCGACTCCATCGTTGAACTGGAATTTTAACATCTCCGTAATACCAGTACGCTTCTTCGCTTGAATAGTATATGCGAGCATATGCCTGCATTGCGCCTTCATCATAGACCGGACAACCTGGGTTTGGGTCTAGATATAAGGCTTTGAAATGATATGGATCATTCTCATAGTGAATTGCATTAACAACTTTTAATATTGCGTTACAGTACGGGCAAGTTTTTTCTGGGTAAGGAAAGTCCTTAATCAATTTCCCCATTATCATCTTCGTCATCCTCCTCTTGATCCTGATCGTAAAGTTCTATTTCGACATCATCATCGTCAGTATCAATTCCTAGCCGTTCAGCTATTTTGCTTTGAAGCATCATTGCTATTAGGTTATCTATCTTATCATTTGCAATCTCAAGACCATCCATTAAGCAATTAGCTTCTTCAATTGTAATAAAATGATTATCATCTGGGGCAACTAGAACAAAGACTGGCACATAGCCATCTTCAAAGGGGACGGCCTTGATAAGCAAAGAGAGTGTTTCTAGATCTTCAATTTCTTCATTGCCATCATATGGAACTATTCTCATTAAATAGCTTGCCTTTGATTATCAATAAAAGTTTTCATTACAACTGGAACGTATGGAGTTATGATCTGCTCAACTGCTTCAGCAAATTGTTGAATTTCTCTTTGAGCATTAACTTCATTTCTAAGAGACAGGAAGTTTAGCAGGCTTCTTAAATTGACAGTCCAAATAAACTCTGTGTATTGACCAACAGGAATCACACATCTAGCAATTTCTTTAGCAATACCGGCTTCAATCATTTCATAGTAGTTTGATTCCGCTACTCGATACACTTCTTCAAACTTTTCAGTTACAAAATCATATACAGCAGGGTCTTCAATTTTTTCAAATGTGTAGTGACCAGGCTTTCCTACTTGCTTTCGAATAGCATCTTCATTTGGAATAAAAAACTCAAGTGATTCTGGGACATGGTATCTCATACTCATTTCATTGAATGAAGACCAGCGATGTCTAAACCATTCCCTAGCAACAAAAATTGGGCACTTAATATGAAACTGAAACAGTACATGCTCAAATGGTGTAGCATGTTTATTTGTCAAAAGATAGTTAATAAGACCTTTGCCTTTATCATCTAGTTCAGTTTGTTGTGCAGCAAAACTAACCTTTGCTGCATTGACTACAGTAAGATCATCTCCTAAAGCATACAATACAGAAACTGATCCTGCGTTTAAAACATTCTTTGTGTACTGTGAAGTGCTCATGCCGTGAGTCTATCACGATTCTGAGGGACGCGGGCCGAAAAAAAAGATTCTTTATCCGCACCAAGTCGGAAAATCCGTGATACACTCCTCGCTATAATAACCAGTTAAACGGTTAACCGGATATACGGAGTCTATGATTAAATGTTAATAAGTGATAGAATTGATTTATGAGAATCGTCGCTATTGTAGAATCAGACGATTGCGGTCCAGCAGCAATTCTGGACTCTGATATGATTTCTATCATGAAGTGTGACGGTTTCTATCTTGGTGCCACTCGTTGCTTGTATAGAGGCACACCGATCACTTGTGAACTTACTGAAGAGGACGCTAATAAATTAATCAGCAAAGGCGTTAAGTGCCTTGATCTGGATAGTTATACTAAGTAGTTAGGTCTATGAAAAAAATAAGTTGGTTCACACCAAGTAATGTAGATGAAAGTGGTGACCTCTGGTACAGCCAGGGTTACTCTAATGCTGCTCTTGAAACAATCAGAGCTCTTCAAGAGAGAAAAGTCGGTGTGTTCTATAACAGACCTGACATACCGTTCCATGTAAACTTTTGTCAGCCGGTTTATTATCAATTACAGAGATCCTACACTGTAGGGTACACACCTTGGGAAAGCACTAAGGTCCCATCTACATGGCGTATTCCTATGTCTGAGTGTGACGAAATTTGGGCTACTTCAGACTTTGTTAAGTCCGTCTATGAAAAGAATAATGTGCATCACAATATTCATGTTATCCCTCATGGCATATCACCAGATTTTCAAATCTATGACAGAGAGCTGACAGGTAAGTTTAACTTCCTTCATATTGGTGGCGAGTCAAAGCGTAAAAATGCTCAAATAGTTGTTGATGCTTTTCTTGAACTTTACGATGGTCAAGAAGAATATCAACTTGTACTTAAGTACAACAAATTTTGTGATGCTGATGCTTATGTAAACGGAAAGATTGTTCCGGCTCACAATCATCCTCAGATTATTGCTATACCTAATGCTTTAGATACTTACGAAATGGTTCAGCTGTATCACAAGTGTCACTGCTTAGTCTATCCAACTAGCGGTGAAGGCTTCGGCATGATTCCATTTGAAGCTATTGCTACAGGTATGCCGTCAATTGTAACCAATCTTACAGGCACAGCAGACTTTGCTAAAATGTCTATTCCACTAGAAGCAGAGTGGGGTGAAGCTCCATTGCAAAGTCACCTTTATGGTTGTGATGCTGGTGAGTGGGCTATTCCAAGTTATGACGCTCTTGTAGATCTTATGGAGCATGTCGTTGATGAATACGATATGTTTAAGAGATATACTCTAAATTCCGCAAGAATTCTCCACTCCGAGCGGTCGTGGTCCGCTACGGCTGATAAGATCATCGAGCGGCTGGAAAACTTCGAAGAAAGTTTCTAATACTCCCTAGTACCTTTTCTTGGTTTGGAATACCCCAGTTGATACGATAGTTGTCTATCATTTTTTAGGAGGCTTTATGGATAATGTTATTACACCAGAGTTTGTGGCAAAGTACACAGACAAGACCCCACCGTGGGGATTCAATGGTATGGGCGAGATTGTTTATCGTCGTACCTATTCTAGAGACATTGAAGCTCTAGGTCGTAAGGAGTATTGGTTTGAGACGATTGCTAGAGCAATCAATGGTGCTCAAGAGATTGGTGCTAATTACACCAAAGAAGAAGCAGAACGTCTGTTTGATTACATCTTCAACCTTAAGGGCATTTTTGCTGGCCGTGCTCTATGGCAGCTGGGCACCCCGCTTGTTCGTCAGATGAGCGGCGTGTCTCTTGTCAACTGCTGGATGACAACTATTTCAAAGGTAGAAGATTTTCAGTTCTTGATGGACCACTTGATGGTTGGAGGCGGTGTTGGGTTTACTGTAGAGAGAGCAGTTGTACACGATCTTCCTAAGGTTAAGTCAGTAGATTACATTAAGCATGAAAGAACTAATGATGCAGACTTTATTGTCCCTGACTCAAGACAGGGTTGGTCTTCTCTTCTTGGTAAGGTATTAGATAGTTATTTCCATACAGGATCTTCTTTTACCTACAGCACGGTACTCATTCGTGGTTACGGTGCTCCGCTTAAGACTTTTGGTGGGACCGCTTCCGGTCCAGAGATTTTGATTGAGGGCATTGCTGATATTCAAAAGATTCTTGAAGCCAGAGTCGGTAAGAAACTTCGCTCTGTAGACGCTCTTGATATCTGTAACATTATCGGAAAGATTGTTGTAGCAGGTTCTGCTCGTCGTTCGGCTCAGATTGCTATTGGTGATCCCGACGACTTTTTGTATCTTCGTGCAAAGAACTGGGGTAAGGGTGATATTCCTGCATGGCGTGGCAACTCTAACAACTCTATTTTTGCTGATTCATATGATGAGATTATTGATGAATTCTGGAAGGGGTATGATGGCACAGGTGAGCCTTACGGACTTATTAATCGTGACCTTATTCGCAAGACTGGTCGTCTGGGCGAAAAGATCAATGACAAGAATGTAATCGGCACCAACCCTTGTGGTGAGATTGGACTTGAGGATGGCGAGCCTTGTAATCTTGCTGAAATCTTTTTGCCTAACATTGAAAGCAAAGAAGAGCTATTTGATCTTAGCCGCTTGTTGTACAAGACGCAGAAGGCAATTACAACTCTAGACTATCCTTATGCTAAGTCGCAGGCTGTAATTACCAGAAACCGCCGTCTTGGTCAGGGCGTTACTGGCTGGCTTCAGGCTACTGAAGAGCAACTGTCTTGGATTGGTGAGTGCTATGAGCAACTGCGTGCCTTTGACAAGGAATGGTCAGAAGGCCAGGGCATTAATGCTTCAATTAAGTTGACTACGGTTAAGCCATCAGGAACCCTTAGTCTGCTTGCTGGTGTAACGCCGGGTATTCACCCCGCTTATTCTCAGTATTACATCCGCCGTGTTCGTATGGGCAGCGCTGATCCATTGGTGAACTACTGTCGTGACAAGGGCTACGATGTTCAGTATGATGTTGGTCTTGATGGTAAGGAGAACCACACCGTTTGTGTCGTTTCTTTCCCTTGCGAGACACCGGAGCACGCAACTCTCGCTAAGGATTTGACTGCGGTACAGCAGTTGGAGTGGGTTGTTAAAGCTCAATCTGAATGGGCTGATAACAATGTTTCTGTAACAGTTTACTACCGTAAGGAAGAGTTGCCTGAAATTCAGGAGTGGATGAAGAAGAACTACAAGAACAAGCTAAAGTCTGTTTCGTTCTTG